GGTGAAATACGGTATTGTGACCGATGGAACGGTTGATGCCGGGTATACAGGTTCTATCCGGGTGAAGCTGTTTAACCTGGGAACGGAAGATGTATGCATCGTTAAAAAACAGAAAATAGCGCAGCTGGTTATCAAAGCAATCATCACACCGGGGTTAGAAGTGGTTGACAGGCTGGAAGACACGGACCGGGGCGAGGGCGGTTTTGGCTCAAGCGGAAAGTTCTAAGTATAGTTAGAATAATTCGCAGCAAAAATGAAAGTTTGGTGGTGAAACAGTGAGAAAAAAGAGCGAAGCGCAAGTTTTTCTTGAACAGCCTGAAAAACTGGATATTCAGATACGAAACAAGCTGATCGAGAAGCAGCAATGGCACGATATTGCCCTGGGTATCACTGCCAGTATGGAGGGGGAACGGGTACAGTCTTCCGGTGGGAAGTCCAAGATGGCAAATGCCGTGGAGAAGTGTGTGGACATGGAGGCCGAGATTGACAAACTGGTAGATGAACTAATTGATATCAAAAAAGAGGTTATACAGACAATAGAGCAGCTTGACAGCCCAATAGAGTACAATCTGTTGCATATGAGATACATACAGTATATATCGCTGCAGGAGATTGCGGACCATTACAACAGGGACTACGGCTGGGCAACAACCACACACGGCAGGGCGTTGAAAAGTGTGCAAAGAACATTAGAAAGGATATAAGAATGAAAGAAATATTGTTTTATCTGGTAGTGGGTGCTATATGCATTGTCTTATGCGCAGTAATTACTAACGCTATTCTGAACAGCGACATGCCTGCTTGGCTCAAGTGGATGTTGCTGAGATAGAAAATAAGGGAGGGCATTACGCTCTCCCCTATTTTTTTAGCCATTCTTTGAAAGAGTGAATTAGTTCGTAAGAGAAAAAGGCTACAGCAGCTATGCAAAAAATGAGATAACCGTTTATATCTCCGCCTGTTTCGTTCCATAAGTCGATTGTTATACGGACAAAAAGAATATCAAACATCAACCAAAATAAAATTTTGAACATCATGGACACTCCTTTCTGCGTTCCTGTATGCATTATAAAATCGGAACAATAGACTTTCAATATGGGATATTCCACAAAGATCGTGAATGTTTGTGACTTCCTGTGACTAAATGCTATTGATTGTGACTACTTATTATGTAAGAATATAAACTGAAATAGAAGGCGAAAGCATCTGACCAAAGGGGCGGTCAGGTGCTTTTTCATTTATAAGCACCAGTGACCGTTCCGAGCATGGGAATTGTCATTAAATACCACATCTCCGGGGCGGTACAATCGGTATCGCCTATGGTGCATTACTTAAAAGAAAGGGTGAGAGAGTATGCTGACACCAAAGCAGGAACTATTTGCGCAGAAAATTGCAGAAGGCATGAGCCAGGCAGATGCATACCGCTCGGCCTATTCCTGCAAGAACATGAGCGACAATGCCATATACAGAGAAGCAAGCCTTTTGGTGGAAAACCCAAAGGTAGCCCAAAGGTTAAAAGAAATTAGGGATATCAATGCCAGACCAAGCATAATGACCGCTCAGAAGCGCAAGGAATGGCTCACAGAGGTTATTAACGACCCGGATATAGATATCAATGCAAGGCTGAAGGCATCTGACCAGCTGAACCGGATGGAGGGCGAATACATACAGAAGGTTGAGACTGAAATAAAAAATGCGGTCAACATCAGTATAGAATTGAGTGATAACTGATGGATGTAAATATTAGAATCAGCAAAAAGGTATTCAACGATGTGTACCTTCCCTATTTGGATAATTGGGACAGATACCTGATATTCTACGGTGGCGGCTCGTCCGGTAAGAGTTACTTTATAGCGCAGATGCACGTATACCGGCTGCTGCATCCGGTGCGGTATAACCTGCTTGTAGTAAGACAGACAGGCGATACAAACAGAAGGTCCACATTTCCGCTGCTGAAGCAGGTTATTTCCAACTGGAATTTAGCGGAGCATTTCAAGGTAAACGAGAGCGACATGCGGATCGTGTGCAAGCTGACCGGGAATGAGGTAGCTTTCGCAGGCTTGGACGATGTGGAAAAAATCAAGTCAATTACCTTCCCCAATGGCGAATTAACGGAGATATGGTGTGAAGAGGCCACGGAGATGCAGGAAGCGGATATTAACCAGCTGAAAGTCCGTCTGCGTGGCGGCAAATCAAAAAAGCAGATGGTTCTCAGTTTTAACCCCATCAACATACAGCACTGGATAAAGATGCATTTCATTGACAGCGGACTGGCAACAGTCTGCTTTTCTACGTATAAGGACAATAAATTCCTGACGGACGATGACCGGAAAGCACTTGAGGACTTAAAGGTAATTGACGAATACACCTATGAGGTCTACTGCCTCGGCAAGTGGGGCATTCTCGGCAAAACGGTATTCGATGCAAGGGCAATTCAAAGCCGCTTAGACACGATACCACGGCCTTTGAAGACCGGGTATTTTACTTACGAATATGACGGTTTACAAATCAGCGATATCAAGTGGGTAAATGACAAAAGCGGCTATATCAAGCTATACCAGCTTCCGAATACACCGGAAGTTACGGAATACTGCATAGGCGGTGACACGGCAGGAGAAGGCAGCGACTTCTTTACCGGTCATGTGCTGGATGCGAGAACCGGCAATCAGGTTGCACACTTAAAGCACCAGTTTGACGCAGACCAATACACAAAGCAGATGTATTGTCTGGGCAAATACTACAAGGATGCGCTGATTGGCATTGAGGCGAACTTTGACAGCTTCCCTATCAAGGAACTGCAGAGGCTTGGATATCCGAAGCAATACACCAGAGAGGCGCAGGACACATACACAGGAAAGACGGAAAAGCGGTTCGGCTTTAAGACCACTTCCCTAACCCGGCCTACAATCATATCGAGGCTTATTGAGATAGTCCGTGAGCATTGCGACTGCATCAATGACCGGGGAACGCTGGAAGAACTGCTTACCATAGTCCGCAACGAAAAGGGCCGCATAGAGGCACCGGAGGGCGGACACGACGATGATATGATGGGCCTTGCCATTGCCCATGAGATACGGGATCAGGTGATATTCATAAATGAGCCTATCATAGTAAATCCGCAGCACCACTTCAATGTTGAGAAGCTGGTGGACACACAATACGACTACGGAGAGTCTGTGACAATCATATAGGAGGAAATATGGAAATCGTATATATTTTGGCGTTAGGGTTTGTCTGCATGGCCTGTTTTAAGATGGGTGCAAAGGTGGGACAGGCGGTTGTGAAGGGTGAGAAGATTGAAACACCTGTTATCAACCCTATGCAGTATGCAAAGGACCGCAGAGCGAGGCAGGAGGCCCAGACAGAGCAGGAAAGACTGGACGTTATCCTGCGCAATATCGAAGGCTATGACGGCACCAGCCGAGGGCAAGAGGACGTGCCGGGGAGGTAATGAATGGATATACTAGAAATCAAAGAGACTCCAATCTGGACACTGTACGAAAAGGGCAGAAACTACCACCGGCAGACAGGCATTTACGTTGACACTGACAGAAACTACCGGATGTACAACGGCAATCAGTGGGGCGGTGCGAAGCTGGGTGACGTGGAGCCGGTACAGAAGAACTTCATTAAACCCATTGTTAAGTACAAATGCAGCGTAATTCACGACAATCTGTATGCAATCCACTATTCTTCCCAGAACTACGAAAACAGAGAGTTTCGGCAAACTGCGGAACGGTACTGCGATATGCTCAACAGATATGCATTGAACGTATGGGAAAAAGACAAGATGGACTTCAAGGGCAGGCGCATCACAAAGGATGCCGCTATCAACGATGAAGGCATTATCTATGTCAACTTTGATCAGGAAAAAATGCTGCCGGGCAATGAAATCGTTAAGAAGAACGATATCTATTACGGCAATGAAAATGACGATGATATTCAGTCCCAGCCCTATATTCTGCTGCGGAAGCGGATGCCGGTTGTAAATGCAAGAGAACTTGCAGAACAGCTTGGTATGAGCCGGGAGAAGGAAGACCTGATTATCGGTGATACAGATACCTTCGAGGAAAGCGGTGAGGCCGCTAAGCTGGAATTGGACAACATGGTTACGGTTGTCTACAAAATGTACAAAAAGGATGGAACGGTACACTATGCTGTCTCTACCAGATGGTGTGAGATCGCAGAAGATAAGGACACCGGACTTTCCCTTTACCCAATAGCGCACTTCAACTGGGAAGAAAAAGAAGGCAGCGCAAGAGGTGAAGGTGAGGTCCGGTATCTTATTCCTAACCAGATTGAGGTCAACCGCACGGAAGTAAGACGGGTGCTGACAGTCAAGTATCAGGCATATCCGCAGAAAGTGGTTGATATCAGCAAAGTGTCCAATCCGCAGGCACTTAACACAGTGGGCGGTATCATCAAAACCCACGGACAGGCCGTGGAGGATGTACATAAGATTGTTGGCACCATTCCACCGGCACAAATGTCTCCGGATGTGGTAAAGCTGCAGGAGGATTTGATTCAGGTTACAAGAGATTTGGCTGGCGCAGGCGATACGGCAACCGGTAACGTAAATCCTGAATCTGCATCCGGTAGAGCGATTCTGGCGGTCCAGCAGGCTTCTCAGGCTCCTATGACAGAGCAGAAGGAAACGTTTAAGAACTTCATTGAGGATTTGGCAAGAATTTGGCTGGAATACCTGATTGTCTACTCTGCCGATGGCGTGAATATGGAAGAATCCATCACTGACCCCAACACGGGCGAAGAGACGGTGCAGATCGTGAACGTTCCCCAAAGCGCATTGGAGCAGCTGCAGGCAACGGTGAAAATTGACGTGACACCCAAGAGTGTTTACGACAAGTTTGCCCAGGAGCAGACCATTGAAAATCTGATGATTCAGGGCTTTTTCACCGCCCAGCGAGTCAGCGAACTTGCCACCTATGCGGAGATTCTGGACGATGATTCTGTTGCGCCAAAGATGAAGATTCTTGAGGCTATTGACCACATCAAGGAAGAACAGCGCAGAATTGCCATGATTGAGGCGCAG